TACGTGCTGGAGAAGATCCATCAGAGTTTGCAGACATTCTTCAAAGCTCTTTATCAGACCAAGGCTATATTACATCCGGCGCTGACATGGCTGAAGCAGGAGCCTATGGCCCTGTAGAAGATTTATTTATTGTACCCGGTGGTATAGACACTAGCAATGTAGGTGAGTTTGCATTTGATAAGACCTTAGAAGACTTTGAAGGTTATGACTTTGACTACGGCAATATCTCTAATGAGAACCTAAAGAAGTTCCAAGAAGAACTTATGCCTGTCATGGCTCCAGAGGTAGCACAGGCACAGCTAGAAGGTCAGAGTTATCAGAATGCTCTTATACAGGCGTATGAACGCTCACCTGAAGTACAGAACATATATGCCAAATATGACATATCTCCACAGCGCATAAGTAAAAAGTGGGGTTCTGAGTACGTTTATGACCCGTTTACGTTTGGTGAGATACAGACTGTAGACAGAAGCAAAGGCTTCATGGACTACGTAGGAGATGTTGTAGAAGCTGGACTACCTGCAATAGCTGGAGCAGGTTTGTTTGGGCCATTAGCAGGAGGTATATCTTCAGGCTTAGGTGCTACAGGAGCAGCTAATACTGCTCTTACAGGAGCTTTAACTGGCGCAGCTACAGCAGGAGTCACAGGCGGCGACCCGTTAACAGCAGCTATCTCAGGTGGCTTAGGTGGCTTTGCAGATCCTCTTATTACTGGAGCAGACTTAGGTACTTTTGGCACTGCTGGTGCTAGAGGACTTAGCTCTGCTGCTATTGCAGAGTTAACTGGTGGCGACCCCTTACAAGCAGGGTTACTTGCTGCTGGTATGTCTCTTGGCAAAGATGCTTTAGAAGCACTAAAAACTGACGATGCAGTAACTGCTCCTGCTACTGGGGAAACTACTGAAGAATCTTCTGTAGTAGACAAGGCTAAAGAAACTGTAGAGGGAGTTGAAGATACTGTAACAGGTGTTAAAGACACTGTAGATAAAATTAAAGAAGATATAGCAGATAAAGTATCAGATAAGTTTGGTATCTCAGACGATGGTACTATTGTAAACAATGCTGGAAAAGAATTAACAGCAGGTCAAACACTAGAGTTTGAGAACCTTCTTGACACTGTGATCGATGAAGTAGGCATAGATACTTTTAATTCCGCTAATTTTGACATGGGTGCTTATTTAGCAGCTAGAGGAAATCCCGGATTAGCTAACTTAGGATTAGCAAGCGCCACCGAAACAAATTTTTTAGAAAACTTAGGTTGGACAGGAGGGTCTAAAGTATTATCAACTGATGCTATTGCTCCTCTAACTACTACCCCTGAATCAATACGTACTGTTACTGATATAGAAAGATACGACGCACAAGGAAATTTAATAGTAGATTCTCCTCCTTCTACAGCAGATAGAGTAGTTCTTGAGGAGGGAGGAAGACTAGATGTTGGAGGAACGCAGCCTACCGTTGATATGGAGTTAGTTACTCAAGAGTTTCCGGGGACAGAAACAACCATAACTATAGACCCCCAAGAAATTGAGTTTACAGAACCAAAGATAGAGCGTCCTGTTGTGCCTACACCGCCCGGAGGTGGGGGTGGAGCCTCAAGTGCAGCAGCACCATCAGCACCAGCAACAACAGTCACAGCACCCGCAGCGCCTAGTGCAACTATAACTCCTGTAGTGCAACCTCCAACATTGACATCACCGGGGTCTGTTACTAGTGCTTTGTTAACTAACACATTAGCTACACTAGCATCTACAACTACTCCTACTACAGCACCACAGCCCACAGTAGCTCCTCCAATTACACCTGTAGCTACTACTGCACCTACACCAGAGCCTACACCTGTAACAACTACAGAGCCTACAGACATCTTAGAGGACACTGTTGTTGATGACACTACTGCACAACTAGAGGCAGAAGCAGAAGCAGAAGCTCAAAGGCAGGCAGCGGAAGCACAGGCTGCTAGAGAAGCTGAAGCAGAACGTTTAGCTGAAGAAGCTAGAAAAGCAGCAGAAGCTAGAGCAGCCGCTGAAGCTAAAGCCGCAGCAGAGAAAGATGCTATTGCACAAGCAGAAGCTAGAGCAGAAGCAGCGGAAGCACGTTTAGCGGAACAACAAGCACAAGCACAAGCTGATGCAGCAGCCGCTGACGCAGCTAGAGCAGCAGACGCACAAGCTCAAGCAGATGCTTTAGCAGATGCTATTGCTTCTGGAGAAGCTAGATATGGAGAAGCTGTAGCAGCAGGTGAAGCTGCTGGAGAAGCCAGATACGGTGAAGGGTTAGGCACAGGAAGAGGCCAAGGTGCAGGGGCTGGCATAGGCGCAGGACTAGGAATAGGGTTACTAGCTGGTATGGCAGGAGGCACTGGTGGAGGCGTAGGGACAGGCTTTACACCTAAAGACTTTGAAGACTATAAGTTTAGAAAAACATATGAAGCACCTGAGTTACTGGAAAGAATACTTCCTTTACAAGGTTATCAAGCTCCTGTCTCCTTAAATTTATTTAGAGGATTTGTATGAGTACCACATATTTGAACATAGTCAACGAGGTACTACGTAGGCTACGAGAAGATGAAGTAGCAAGTGTAACACAAAACACTTACAGTAAGATGGTAGGTGACTTTGTTAATGATGCAAAGCAAGTAGTAGAAGACTCACACCAGTGGTCTACACTACGTACAACTATTGTAGTACCTACTGTTGAAAATACTACAGAATATAGCTTGACAAATGCTGGAGAACGTGTTAAAATATATAGTGTCATTAACGACACATCAAACTTCTTTATGCACTATCAAACACCTAACTGGTTTAATAATGCTTATTACATTTCTGGTGAAGTAACTGGTAGTCCTGACTCATATACCTTTAGTGGTATTGACAGTAACGATGATACTAAAGTAAGAGTATATCCTAAACCATCAGGTGTGTTTAGTTTACGTTTTGATTTAATTGCTAGGGAGCCTGAGTTATCTGGAGATGCAGATACTACAGTCTTACCTAAGAATGCTATTGTCCACAACGCTGTAGCTTTGTTGGCTAGGGAGCGTGGTGAGACAGGTGGTACTACAGCACAGGATTACTTCTTGATTGCAGATAAGCACTTGTCTGATGCCATTGCATTAGATGCTTACAAGAACCCTGAAGAATTTATTTACACGGTTCCGTAATGGCTCAAGAAAGACAAAACATTTATATTGCTGCTCCGGGTTTCAAGGGACTAAACACACAAGACTCCCCTGTTACTCAGGATGCGTCCTTTGCGTCTATTGCTGAGAATATGGTAGTAGATAAGTACGGACGTATTGGCGCTAGACAGGGCTTAGATAAGCTCACAAGCAGTGCTACGCCACTAGGGTCTAGCATTGGCATTGAGACTATCTTTGAGTTTGTAGACCAAAGTGGTGACATTACAGTATTCTCCACAGGCAACAATAAAATCTTTAGCGGCACAACTACGCTAACGGACATTACACCTGCTGCTTATACTGTTAGTGCAAACAACTGGAAGATTGTAAACTTTAACAACCATTGTTTTTTCTTCCAAAGAGACCACGAGTATCTTGTGTACACTGATGAATCAGGCACAGGTGTTATTGAATCTCATAGCAATCACGGCCATGCTACAGGCACACCACCATATGCTAATGAAGTTTTAGCAGCTTTTGGTCGTTTATGGGCAGGGGACGTTACAGGTAACAAATACACACTGTACTGGTCTGACTTGTTAAACGGTCATCATTGGACAGGTGGTACTTCAGGCTCACTAGACTTGACTACAGTGTGGCCTACAGGATACGATGAGATTGTAGCCTTAGCAGAGTTTAACGACCTGTTGGTTATCTTTGGTAAGCGTAGTATTCTATTGTACTCTGGTGCAAGCTCACCGTCTACTATGGTACTTGCTGATGTCATTACTAACATTGGTTGTATTGCTAGGGATACAGTACAGTCTACAGGTACAGACTTAATCTTTTTGTCTGACACAGGTGTGCGTAGTTTAGGTAGAGTTATCCAAGAGAAGTCTAACCCTATTGGTGACGTATCTAAGAATGTACGTGATGAGATGATGTTCACGGTTAACACACAGACTAACAACATTAAGTCTGTTTACAGTCCAGAGCATTCTTTTTATCTGTTGTTTTTACCTACAAGCTCTATTGTTTATTGCTTTGATGTCAGAGGTAAACTAGAGGACGGTAGCAACCGTGTGACTACTTGGCCTAGCACTAAGATTTTGTGTGGTGACAGGGCAGCAGATGGTACTTTATACTTAGGTTCTGTTAAGGGTATCAACAAGTACAATGGTTACTTAGATGACACTAGCACATACACAATGCGTTACTACACTAACCCATTGTCCTTTGGTGACGCTAGTAGACTAAAAATCTTAAAAGAAATTAACTTTACAGTTATTGGTGGTCAAGGCTCACCAGTAACAGTTAACTGGGGATATGACTATACTGAAGGATACACAAAGCAAGCTGTAACTGTAGCCAACGCTAGTATTGCTGAGTATGGAGTATCTGAGTACAACGTAAGCACATCAGAATACAGTGCTACAATTATTATTGACACAGCTAAAGCTAAAGCAACGGGATCTGGCAGAGTAGCCACTATTGGTTTGGACTGTACAATTAATGAAAGATCATTGTCCATCCAAGAAGTAAACATTGAAGCACTTATAGGTAGATTAATCTAATGACGAACTATACAAAAACTACTGACTTTGCAGCAAAAGATGCTCTACCTTCAGGTAACTCTGCAAAGATTGTAAAAGGCTCTGAGATTGATACAGAGTTTAATAACATTGCAACTGCATCAGCAACTAAAGCAAATGCTAACAGTGCTGCACTTACTGGCACTACTACCTTTGAGACTATCTCTGACGGTACTATTGCTATCACTGCATTTGTTGATGAAGACAACATGGCATCCGACAGTGCTACGTTGCTACCTACGCAACAGTCAGTCAAAGCCTATGTAGACTCACAGGTTACTGCACAGGATCTTGATGTAACTGATGGCTCCACTAGCATTGACATTGACCTAGACTCTGAGTCTTTAGGTATCTTAGGTGGCACAGGTATTGACTCCACTGCTTCAGGCACTGGTGTAACCTTAGCCATTGACTCTACTGTAGCTACCCTGACAGGCTCACAAACGCTGTCTAACAAGACTTTGTCTGCACCTGTGGTATCAGGTAACTTGACTACTGATGGCCTCTTAGATGGACGTGACGTAGCTACTGATGGCACTAAACTAGATGGTATTGAAGCCAGTGCAGATGTAACTGATACAGCTAATGTAACTGCTGCTGGTGCCTTGATGGACAGTGAGCTTACCAGTGAAGCCTCAGTCAAAGCATTGAACCAAGGTGTAGCTACTACTGATAGCCCTAGCTTTGCTGGGTTAACTACAACCGCTGATGTATCCTTTGGCGACAACGACAAGGCTATCTTTGGCGCTGGCTCTGACTTAGAGATTTTTCACGATGGCAGTCACAGCTACGTTAGAGATTCAGGAACGGGACATTTAAAGCTACAAGGCACTGATGTTCGTATTCAAAGTGCAGATGGCGCTGAGAATTTTTTGGTTGCTGATTTAGACGGTGCGGTCAGGATTTACAACGACAATACTCAAAAATTTCAGACCACCGCCACAGGCATAGATGTCACAGGTGTTATCACCACAGAC